TATACAATCAGAGAAAAAGACGGAATTGTAGAAAGAATAAATAAAAAATACGTTACAAACGACGGTAGACAATTATTACAAGATTAAGCCATGTTAGAGAAAAAATTATTAGAAGAAGTAAAACGTTTTAATGCCATTAACCAATATGGTAAAAAAATGATAATGGAACAAGATGCTCCACCAACGGATGAACCCCCAACGGACGCTCCTCCTCCATCTCCAGCAGGTGGTGATACAGGTGCTCCACCAACGGATGTTCCTCCTCCACCTCCAGCAGGTGGTGATACAGGTGCTCCACCAACGGATATTCCGCCGGCTACAGGAGATGCAAGTGCACCAACACCTTTAGATGATACTACCGCACCTTCAGATTCAACTGAAGAGGTGGATGTAACAGATTTAGTGGATATGGTAAAAAATATCAAAAATGACATGGATAGTAGTAAACAAGACAATAGTTCTGTCATTACTAAAATGGATGATGTATTCACAAAATTGAATGACTTAGAAGCTAAACTTGGTGAGATGAATGCTGTTATGGCTAAAATAGACCAATTAGGTGCTAAGGTAGAAGAAATGAAACCAAAGACTGAAGTTGAAAAACTTGAGATGCGTTCATTAGATTCTTATCCATTTAATGAAAAACCACAAGAATTTTTTGCACATAAACAAGGTGAAATGAAAGCAAGTGGTAAAAATGAATATGTTTTAACAAAGGATGAAGTTCAAAATTATCCTAAAGATGCAATAATGAAATCATTTACACCAGACGAAGAAGAAAAACAAGATGAATATAGCTTCTAAAATAAAGTTCCTAATGGAACTTCAAAATCAAACTAAAATTAATCATTGGCAAACTAAAAGTTATGCTAGACATAAAGCTTTTGATAAGTTATATGAAGGATTAGTCGATTTGACCGATACCTTCGCAGAGGCTGCTATGGGTAAATATGGTAGATTCATTTTAGAAAATGAAGATAAAACCATTAATATTGTTAATTTGGGTGAATTAGATTTAAAAGAAATGTTACAAACATCAAAGGATGCTTTAGTTCAATGGACAGATGAATTTGATAAAACGGACACCGATTTAATGAATATTCGTGACGAAATTTTAGGATTATTAAATAAAATAACATATCTATTAACATTAGAATAAAACAAGTAAAATAAAATGATATCAGGATCAGCAGCAGCGTCGGCTTCAAACAGTACAACATCGTCATTATCACATATCAATGATTTAGTTACTGGTGCAACAACATCAGGATCTTATTATATTGTGGTTCCGAATACGATCATGAATAATACAATGGCAACTCAATTAAGATCAGTCTATGGGTACAACGTATCTCAGAGAAATGATTTTATGGGTACTGCTAATGATTATACAATTAGTTGGGGTACAATTTTGGACCCAACACCAACCCCAACCCCAACTCCTACTTCAACTCCTACTCCAACTCCAGCACCTACCTCAACACCTACCGCAACACCAACCGCAACACCTGCACCAACTGCAACTCCAAGTCCAACAAGTACTCCCACACCTACATCCACACCAGCACCTACAGCCACACCGGCACCTACAGCAACCGTAACACCAACTCCAGCACCTACTTCAACTCCGGCACCAACATCTACTCCAACACCAACACACGTTGCTGGTTTAGATTTTACGATAGAATGGTATATGAAGGCAACATCTTGGTCTTCACCAACAGTATTCGTTAGACCTTTTGGTTTTGGAACCGATCCGGGTAAATTTGCGGTTTCTATGGAAAATATGGCTACAGGTGGTAATTTATATGTTTGGGCAAATAATACATTAGCATTAACGGCACCAACATCGGGTACAACATTTGCTAGTGGTTTAAATACCACAAGTTGGTATCACGTGGCTTTTGTTAGAAATAATGGTGTAATGGCAGTATATTTGAATGGTACAAGATTAGCAACTGGAACTTATGCATTAAATATGGATTTAACCGGAATGCCTCTTTATGTAGGATCACTAAATGCAGGTAATTATTATAATGGTTTATTAACTAATTTTAGATGGTCGACAACTGCGAAATATAGTGGAGCATCATTTACCCCATCAACAAGTCCATTAACATCTTCAGCTGATACATTAATATTGTTAGATGCAAGTACAAGTGGTACTCTTTTGACAGACTCATCATCACATGCGAGAACGGCAACTAATAATGGTGTAACATTTAGTTCATCAAATCCATTCTCACCATCATCAGGTGGTAGTATGAACTTTAATGGTACTACTAATATGACATTCCCAGCATCTTCAGATTGGAGCTTATAATAAAAAAAAATACTTTAAAAATAATTTAACCCAGATTTTATAGTCTGGGTTTTTTTTTGTATATTTTATTATAAACAATTTTATAATTTAAATTTTAATTCTATGAGTACATTTGATGCAGTACTTGCACAGTACGAGAAAAACAAAAACGCCACAAGTGGCAACAACAACAAAGTATCCCAAGAGGATAGAATGAAGAAGTATTTTACAACTGTACTTCCTAAGGGTTCAAAGGGTGAAGAAAGACGTATTCGTATTCTTCCTACAAAAGATGGTTCATCTCCATTCGTTGAGGTGAAATTCCACGAAGTTCAAGTGGATGGTAAATGGGTAAAATTATATGACCCAGCACAAGAAGGAAAACGTTCTCCATTAAATGAAGTTTACGAAGGATTAATGATGAGTGGTGTTGATTCTGATAAAGAATTAGCACGTAACTACCGTTCTCGTAAGTTTTATATTGTTAAAGTGATCGATCGTGATCATGAAGCCGATGGTGTTAAGTTTTGGAGATTCAAACATAATCACAAGGGTGATGGTGTTATTGACAAAATTTTCCCAATCTTCCGTAACAAAGGTGATGTTACCAATCCTGAAAATGGTCGTGATTTGATTTTATCATTAACATTGACTAAAGCAGGTACGGGTAAAGAATATACTGTAATCAATTCAGTATTAAATGATGACCCAAGTCCATTACATACTGACGCAGACGTTGCAAAAACGTGGTTAGATGATGAATTAACTTGGTCTGATGTTTACTCTAAAAAGGGTGAAGATTATTTAGAAATGGTTGCAAGAGGTGAAGTTCCACGTTGGGATACCACAAGTAACAAATGGGTTTCTAATTTAACAACAGAAGAAACAATCGGAGCACCGAAGACTTCTACTCCTGTGGTTGATCCACAAGCGGAAGATGATACTGATGGTGATTTACCGTTCTAATTATTAATGGAGGGGTGGAGATAACGTCAGAAACCCCATTTTTAAAAACAATTTATGGCAGGTATTAAAAAAACAGATTTTTCGGCAATTAAGAAGAAATTCTCTAAAGAGGCCGAGTACAAACCAGATCGTTTCTTCGATTTGGGAAATGCCTTCTTAGATGCATGTGGTATTCCAGGTCCAGCAATGGGTCATATCAATATGTTATTAGGACATAGTGATACGGGTAAAACAACCGCACTTGTAAAGTCGGCGGTGGATGCACAAAAGAAAGGTATTGTTCCTGTGTTTATTATTACTGAACAAAAATGGAGTTGGGATCACGCAGAATTAATGGGATTTGATAAAAACGGAGATTATCTTTTCAATAGTGATTTCGAATACATTGAACAAATCACAGATTATATCAATGAATTGATAGATGCACAAGAGAAAGGAGATTTACCTCACGATTTATTAATCTTATGGGATTCAGTAGGTTCAGTTCCATGTAAAATGACTTACGATGGTAAAGGTGGTAAACAACACAATGCGTCTGTTTTAGCAGACAAAATTGGAATGGGTATCAACCAACGTATTTCAGGTTCAAGAAGAACAGATAAACCTTATACAAACACTTTAATTATTGTTAACCAACCTTGGGTAGAATTACCTGATAATCCTTTCGGACAACCGAAGATTAAAGCAAAAGGTGGAGAGGCAATTTGGTTAAATTCAAGTATCGTTTTCTTGTTCGGTAATCAAAAAGGAGCGGGAACAACTAAAATCTCTATTACTAAAGATAAGAGAAAAGTAAAAATTGCAACAAGAACAAAAATTTCTATCATGAAAAACCATATCAATGGTTTAGGATATGAAGATGGACGTATCTTGGTTACATCACACGGATTTATGCCAGGTAGAGAAGATTCTGAAGAGAAAAAATCTATTGAGGATTATAAAAAAGAAAGTGGTGATTACATCAGTAAGATGTTAGGTGTTAATGTTACAGACATCACAGACGTAGAAGTTGTAACAGAAGATAGTGATCTTTAATTTTAATAAATGTCAGTTTTACTTGTTGATGGAGATAATCTATTAACTATTGGTTATTACGGAGCGAAGAATGTGTTTTACAAGGGAACTCACATTGGTGGTATCTACCACTTTCTAAACACCCTAAGAAGATCTTTTGAGGAGTACCAATTAGACAAGATTGTTGTTTTTTGGGATGGTCAAGAAGGATCACAAAGTAGAAGAAAGATATATTCTCACTACAAGGAAAACAGAAGACAAAGAGTTAGAACTGAAGAAGACTTACAATCTTACTTATATCAGAGAGATAGAATTAAACAATATCTTGAAGAAGTGTACGTAAGACAGGGAGAATTTGAGTATTGTGAGACTGATGACAACATCGCTTACTATACTCAAAACTCACCCAACGAAAGAAAAATTATTTATTCATCAGACGGGGATTTAACTCAACTCGTTTCAGAAAACACACAAGTTTACAATCCTTCACACAGGAAATTATATTCACAGAACGATATAATCGTTTACGACCACGAAGAAATCCTAATCGAGAATGTTCGTTTAGTTAAGATGATATGTGGAGACTCTTCAGATAACATTGCAGGAATAAGAGGAATGGGACTTAAAAGATTATTGTCTTTGATCCCTGAACTAAGAAATCAACCAATTACGGTTGAACAGGTTAAAGAAAAATGTAACCTATTATTTGAACAAGACAAACATAATAAGTTAATTGCTAATTTATTAACAGGTGTTACAAAACATGGTGTTCTTGGTGAGGAGTTCTTCGACGTAAACAAAAGAATTGTAAGTTTAGATGAACCGTTACTAACGGATGAATCAAAAGAGTTTATAAACCTTTTGATAAATGAAAAATTAGACCAAGAAGGAAGATCTTACAAAAATGTTATGAGATTAATGCAAGAAGATGGAATCTTTAACATATTACCTAAAAGTGATGACGCTTGGATAAATTTTATAAATCCTTTTCTTCGATTAACAAGAAAAGAAAAAAATATAAACAATAATAAAACAAAAACAATTAAAGTAATACCTTATGAGTAGAGATTACCAAAACCAAGACAACATCACAAAATTTGAATTCTTGTTGTCATTAGAAGGACATATCGTATGTCAAAGATTTTTTAACGTTAGAAATAACGTTGATCAGGC